CGGCAGCCGTCGGTTTGACGTTTCCGTCAGCGAGCCCGGACTTGACCGCGGCAAAACCCAAAGGGGTCAGGGGCATCATGTTGGTTACCGCATTAGACGCAGCGCCTCCGATGCCGAACTTGTTGAGGATTCCGAACATGCCTGACGCGATGTCTTCGGCCACCTTTGAAGACCACTTGTAGTAGGCATCATAGACCCCGAAGAGATTCGCGATCATTACTTTCAGGCCTGAGTTCAGCCGGTCAACACCGTCATTATAATCGCCAATCAACTTGAGGGTCTTGGCATCCACGATCGGGGCGTTGGCGATGTCCCTCTGGAGTTTCTCGAAGTTACCCAGAAGGGGGATGATGTCGTTGCCAATCTTGTCCCCGAAGAGTGATGTCGCGATGAGCAGGCGCTCGGAGTCATCTGAACTGTCAGCCATCGCCTGAGAGATGGCGATAAAGACGGCCGTAGCGTCACCGCTTTTCAGCTGCTCCATTGAGACTCCTAATGCCTTGAACATCTCGACCTTCTTGCCCGTGCCGGCGGCGGCCTCGGCCATGTCCACGCGCAGCTGACGGGTAGCCTTAGCCAGGACAGAGATGGAGACGCCGGACTGTTGCGCCGCGTATGCCAATCGCTGGAACTGATCTGAGGACAATCCTGAGCGGTCCACCTGGTCGGCGACTTCGCCTAGTTCTCGGAACGTCCCGGTGATGAGGTTCAGCGCCTTGTCGAAGAGGACGGCCCCGGCGAACATGCCGGTGAACTTCTTGATGATATCATCGCCAGCCTTCTTGAAAGATTGCCCCAACGTCTCGACAGACTTCTTTGCCCGACCCGTCACTTGCTCGACGTCGGACTTTCCCTTCAGTTCATATTCAAGTTTCTGGGACATGGGGCGGGGGGGTCTTTACCTCTGCGGAGGGGGCAACCTTTTCGAGCCGTTCCTGCTCCTCCATGAAGGCCTCCTCGTCGGTCGTAAGGATCTTGTTCTCGGAGCCGTTCATGGAGGCATACGCGGCGTTAAACCAAATAGCCTGACACTCGGGCATTTCCCAAGCCCGCTTCTCTTCGTGGCCGTGCTTGACCAAGGAGGCCACGACCATCAGCGGCCAAGGAACCCCAGCGTCGCCGGCGGTGTTGCCGTTCTTCTTATTCGATTCCCAGAACTTAGGCCACGCGCCGACATGGGCGTACTCCTGGAACCGTTCGCATTCAGTGAGGAACTTGCCCGGGCGTTCGCCAAGGGCTTTGACCAGTTTCACTTCGGCGTTCGTCAGCTCGCCGATGGGCTCCTCGGCGCAGATCTTGACGGCCGTCATGAGGTCGAGCGGCGTCGGCTCGCGGCCTGACTCGTCAGCCAGTGGCGATTCGATGGCAAGCAAGCGCACCCGGTACTTGAGGCACCAGGGATACACCGCCTTCCCTAGGAAGGTGACCCTTGCCGGGTCCGTAAAAGCACGAAGGAATCTTCCGTCCACCCCTCCAGACTACCCCTTTCGCAGGGGAGTCAAAGAGTAAGGTTAGGCGGTGGGGGTTACGCCTTCGTAATCGACCGCTTCGACGGAGACGGAACAGAAGCCCTTATTGACCGACTTCTCGTCTACCTTGACCACGACGCCCACGAAGCTGGTCGAGGCCGTGCCTGCGGGGTAGGCCGAAAGGGTGTTGGTCGTGAAGGTCAGGGTCGAACCGAGGGTCGGAACCGTTCCAGTTTTGCAAATGCCGTCCACGGAAAGGGTCGTCTTGCGATCGTCCAGGCGGTGGGTGACGGTGAGGCCAGCCTCGTTCTGGACGGTATCCTCGTTGTTGAAGCCGGCAGAGACGGAGAAGGACTGAACGAACAAATTGGCGACGGTGCCAGAGCCGATGCCGTAGATGCAAGAAGTGCCGTTAAGGATAGCTGCCATAGTCTTTGAAACTGCGGGAACGGGCAACCCTTACGGCTGCGGGTTCACGACCACGAAGACGTCAAAGCTCAGGACCGACGCCCAGGAGCGCTCGTCGCGGCCTTCGTCCTCGGCCTCAGGGGTGACGTCATAGCAGAGAGCATCGCCCCCGGCCACGAAGGCGGCCTTGATCGCGGAGATGTTGGACATCGCCCCGGACACGGCGGCCACGCGGGCACGGTGGGCGGTCAGGGTCGTGTCGTCGGCATTGGAGAAGATGGTCACGCGGACCGAGCAATGGAAATTGCCAAGGCCTTCGGGCAGTTCGGCCGGAGCCCTGGCGGCGTCACACAGGACCACGCACTTCGGCAGCACGTTGATCTCGGCGTTGTCGCCAGTGTAGACGGCCACGCCGGCAAGCCCGTCGTCGGCGCTGAGGTAGGTGTCGAGGACGCCCTCGGTGATGTGTCGGACAGAGATGGTTCCCATAGAGTGGTTAGCGTTTGCCGCGGTTGAACTTTTCCTTCTGAGCTTGGAGCATGTTCTCCAGCATGGCCGGCATCTGCTTGACGCGGTTGCCGTAGACTAGGTTCTTCGTGTCTGCGTCGGTTGCAATAAAGTCAGTATCGCCAATGCGGTTCCCAAGGGTGATGTCGATTATGAGCTGGTCTGCCTGACGCATGGACATCTGGACGTAGCCGTCACTCTTGGCGTGGCGCTTGATCCAGAGGGGAATCTGTGAGCGGCCTGAGTTCTTGCGCGAGGCAGGGCCTGAGAGGTTGGTCGGCTTTGGCAGCTTGTTCAAGGTATCGACCCAGCCTGCCTTGATGCGGCCGACCATCTTGATGCGCTCCTTGATGTAGGCTTCCAGGACGCCGTCCTTGACCACGGCCCTCTGCCAGAAATCAATGCCTGGGCCGCCGTTCTTGACGATGCGTCCGCCGAAGCGCTTGCGGGCAGTCTCGTGAATCTGGCGGACCTGTTCGCGGCTCTCGACGATGGGTCGGTTGAAGATGTTGGACGCCTCCTCACGGCCGATCTTGCCGAAGTAGTTCTTCAGCTTATTGAATCCCTTATCCGTTCCGAAGCCGTTCCCGAACATGCGGGACCAGAGACCGTTCCCCGCGAAGAGCTCAGAGTTGTCCGAAGCGAGTTTCCAGAACTTGGCCGGGTTGTTCGTAAAGGACGCGCTGCCCAGTTTGCGGAATAGGCGACCTCGGCGGGCCCGGGTACTTCCCGAACGCTCGCCGACCATGACCGACTTGACGTCCTTCTGGATAGCCAGTTCGCCGGCGAACTTAGCCTCCTTGCTCATGCCGTCGCCCCCGGCCTTCACGATGGGCGGGGTGAAGATCATGGAGTCTCGGCAGCACAAGGCGCCTTGCTCCAGGAATACGTCGCGCATGCCGTCGCCCGTTCCCTGGCTGAAGGCCTTGATAGCGGCCATGAACTCGTCACGGCTGCGGGGTACGATGCCGCCCTGAATCATTGGTCGGCGTCAATGACGACGAGGGTAATCCAAGCCGAAGCGGGCTTGTAGGTCTGGCTGTTGATACGAACGACCCGGCCGCCGACCGTCAAACGCTTGCCGATACCCAGTCCGGCGATGGGGACACCAGCCGCGAGGGTCGGACCAGATGCCCCAATAGACCCATCTGGGAGGCTCCAGGAGGCCGTTACAGCGGGCAGGCGGACGGTGTACTGGGTCCGCTCGTTATACCCCCCCGCTTCCAAGACGGTCGTGTAGGCGGGTTCGGAGATGAGGCAGGAGAAGGTCAACGCCCCGCCGGCGGTCGAACCCGGGATACCTAGGTCCGCCACGATCTCCTTGGCATCGGGGAGAAACTCAGGATACAGGCTCATAAATCTGCAAGGGTGGGCAAAAAAAAGACCCCCATTTCTGGGGGTCTCGTTTCGTGGGGCTTTAAGCCCCGGCGATTACGGGTTGTAGACCGCGGCGATCGTGCCGTTCGTGACCGCCTTGTTGGCGCCGAACATCAGTTCAGCCGAGGCGACCAGGTTGCGGGTGCTCTTATCGGCCCACACGTTGTAGTAGATGCTCATGCCGAGGCCTTCGAGGGCGACGACTTCCGAGACGAGCATGCCGTCGCGGACGTGGTCGAGGGAAGGGGCGGCGGCCGCGAGAGCCACGGCCTCCGGCGCACAGGCGAAGCCGGCCAATTTAGCCTCGGACGGGAACTGGGAGGCGTAGAAAACGCCACCGTCGAAACCGTAAGCACCTTCGGAGAGGGGCAGGGAGGTCGTGCTGGTCGGGATGAGCTGGCTGTAGATGCCAGGGTTCACGATCAGGGCCTTGCGGCCGGCCTTGCTGACACCGGCCCAGAGGGCCTTGAGCTGAGCGGAGCCCGGGGTGACGGCGCTGTCGGCAGCGGTCACGGCGGCGGCGCCGAAGTTGGCGACGGTGATGGGGGCGGTAGCGAGG